GCCTCGCCGAGCTCGAGGCCGTCGAGCCCTTAGCGCAGCGGTGGCGTGCGCACGAGGAAAGCGAGGCGAAGCGCCTGGACGCCGAGGCCGCCGCGCTGCCCGAGGCCGTGCGTGCGCTGTACGCCGACGCGCAAGGGATCGACGCGAAATCGAAGGTCCTTGCCGCTTTTCGCGCTGCGGGTGGCGCACCCGCGGCGACAAAGACTGTGGGCACTGCTCCTGCGATCGGTGCGCCGCCATCCGTGACCGCCGTTGACGTCGAGGCGGCCCTTGCCGATCCGACGGGCAAGAAGCTCGCCGAGATCAAGGCCCGCGACCCCGGCGCCGTCGCTCAATTCTTTTCTTCGCTGCTCGGCAAGCGTGCTGGCAGCAATTCCCTTGGCGTCGGGCGGTTCTCTGCCCGCCCGACCAAGGCGCCCAACGCATAAGCGCCACGAGCGCCTGAGAGGACCACACCATGGCACAGACCACTTCCACCACCGTCGCCAATTGGCTGCTTACCGAGGTCATGTCGCAGATTGCGCTTGACCCCCTCCGCGGCAAGTACGCGCTGCTGCCCTTCTTGAACATGGCCGACATCTCGGGCCGCGCGACGAAGAACCGCAAGATCCGTAAGAAGAATGCGATCGCCGCCGCTGTCGACGACAGCGAGGGCGTCGACTTCACCGCGTCCGCTGTCGCGCTCGGTGTCGCCAGCAACGTCACGATCACGCCCACCACCAAGGTGCAGGGCGTCGAGTTGACCACCGATGCGATCGAGCTCGCCCTGCCGGGCGTTGCGCGTTCGCAGGTCGTCGCCGCCATCCAGTCCGGCAGCCCCGCGGCCCTGCCGCTCGTGCGCGACGCGATGACGGAAATCCTCGAGGCGCACTACCTCCGCGCCGAGACGGACGCCCTGGCGCTGTTCTCGGGCCTGTCGGAGTCGGCGTCGTCCAGCGGTGCCAACCCCACCGCCGCGCCGCTGAGTTTCGCCACGCTGCTTGAAGCGATGCTCAAGCTGCTCGACAACAACCCGGCGAGCGAGGACCTGGTCTTCGTCCTCGACGAGGTTGGCGTCGCCGACCTGCGCACGCTGGCGGCCTCTGGTGCTGGCGCGGCCCTGTCGTCGATCTTCACTGGCGGCGGCGCGGGTGACCTCGCGTTCTTCAACCACCGCCCCGACGTGTCGCGCAACGGGTTCCGCGGTTCGTTCGCCGGGATTCCGATCTACGCGGCGAACAAGGCGATCATGGCCACGGCGAACACCGGCGCCGCCGACCGCGTCGGTGCCCTGATTGTCGCTGGCCGCGGCGAGACTGGCGCTCCGGGCAGCGTGCGCGGCTTCGCCGAGCTGACCGAGCGGTACGAGCCCTCGCTCGGCTTCGAATACGATCTGGGCAAGGATTCGCTCCTCGCCGTGGGTCGTTGGTGCTGGGCTGTTGCCGAGCACACCGACGAGCACGGGGTCAAGATCATCTACGATAAGACCTGAGATTGACGACGAGGAAGGGGGCCACCCGGCCCCCTTCCTCTTTCCCTCCTACGAGGCGCACGACCGATGAAGCGAACGATCCGACTGAAAAGCATCAAGGACACCCACCTCGTCGACTTCGTCGACGGCGGCATCGACCGCGAGGGCGAGCCCACATCGCAGCGTCAGGCATTGACGCGCGTACTGGGAAAGCGCGTGACCGCAACGGTCGACGGGAAGGAGCACGTCCTTCCGGTGTTCCTCGTCGTCGACGTGGGCGAGTGGCGCCTGGCGCATAACGAGCGTCTGCCGATGGGCGACGAATTCATCGCCTACGACCAAGATGTCGTCCGGCGCGAGCATCCCGAGCGGCTGCTTTCCGTTTGGGAGAAGGCCCGCGCACAATTCCTCTCTGCCTCGTCCGAGCGGCGGCGGTATGCTGAACAGCAGGCCGAGCAGGCGCAGTCGCAGGACGTGGCGAAGGTCATTTCCCAGATGGTCCGCACCATCTCGACGCAGACTGCGGCGCCGGCCATGCGGAAGGGAGGCCCGAATGTCTGACGTCAAGCGATCCACCGTCGAGAAGGCGGCCGAGCAGTTGAAGAAGTCCAATCCTTCGATGTCGTCGGAGAAGGCGCACAAGATTGCCCGCGAGGGCGCCGAAAAGATCAACCGCGAGCGGCGCTCGCAGGAGAAGTGACCCGTGGCTATTCGCATCGCTGACAGCGTCCGCACCAACCGCGTTGACCAGATCCGCGCCGCCATCGACGCCGGTGCCGGCGCTGGCCTGGTCCGCATCTACAGCGGCAGCAAGCCGGCCAAGGGTGGCGTGCCCTCGGGCTCGCTGCTCGCCGAAATCACCCTCGCCGACCCGTGCGGCACGTCGACGACCGGCGTTTTGACGTTCTCGTCGATGCCGCGCACCGACGCGAGCGCGAACAACACCGGAACCGCGGCGTTCTTCTATCTCGTCGACAGCACTGGCGCGTTCGTCTGCGATGGCGACATCGCCACGTCGGGCAGCGACCTCAACCTGACGACGACGTCGATCACGGCGGGCCAGCCTGTTGAGATTACCTCGTTCACGATCACCGACGGCAACAATTGATGTCGCAGGCTGTCGATCCGTCGCAAAACCTCGGGCACGCAGCGTGGTCGCCTGTGGCGGCCCCTGCGGGCGAGGATGGGGCCACGCACGTCTTTTGGGCGTGCGACGCCTGCGGGGCCATCGTGGGCTTCTGGCGCCCCGGTCACGGGAGCGAGCCCACATCCACCGAGGACGAACCGCCAACCGATGTCGGGGCGTATGCTGGCCGAGTCTGCGGAACCTGAGGAACCAATGGCGAACATCGTCAAGACCCGCAGCACGAACGCAAGCAAGCTGGAACGCTGGCTGGGCAAAGAGCAAGTCGAGGGCATTTCGTCGTCGATGCGCGGATGGTACGGGAAGCGTCCGATCCTTATCGGCGGCGTGCCCGGCGCGGGCGGCGTGTGGTGCGGCCGCGGCGGCGACTTCGTGGGCAAGATCGATGGCGGCGACTTCGTCGGCCTCGCTGAACGCTGCGTCGAGCGCGTCGATCACGCCGTCGCCAAGATCGCCGGGCGTCATCGGATGCACGGGTTCTCGTCGCTGTCGGACCTCATCAACGAGGTGTCGAACTTCGGCAAGCGCAGGGACTTCACGTTCAACAAAGCAGGCACGACTGCCGTCGTTGGCGGAACCAATTCGCTGTGGCGCGTCGGCGCCTATCCGGCAGCGGCGAACGCGGCGAGCAACGCGCCCGGCGGCAACGTGCCCACCGACGCGACGCAGGGCGCGTTCTTCTTCGTCAATCCGACCTCGCCGGACACGCAGCATTTCGTCCGCGCCGACGTGATGTCATCGGTCGCGCCGCGAAATCTGCTGCTGTACGATCGCATTTTCGAGGTGAACAAGACGATGTCGTCGACGACGACGGAGGCCGTTAGCGGCACGCCGACGCGCTACCAGAACACCGCCGACGACCAGCCCGATTCCGCCGATGGCAACTTCCTTGGCATCGAGATTCAAGCGGCGCTCGGAGCTACGGCGCACAACTGGACCGTCTGCACCTACACCGATCACAACGGCAACGCGGCAACGCTGCCGTCGGTGACGGGCAACGCGAGCGGCATCGTCAACCGCCTCGATCACCCGCTCAATCAATGGTTCTGCCCGCTGGCGACGGGTGACAACGGGATTCGCACGTTGACGCAGATGCAGTGTTCGGCATCGGTGACGGGAACGGTCGCGTTCTTCATCGGGCACCCGATCGCGTGGCTGCCGTGCGTCGTGGCGAACATGATCACGATCGTCGACGGCATCAACACGGCTTTCAATCTGACGCGCATCTTCGACGACGCTGCGCTTTCGTTCCTCGACGTCAACTGCGCGGCGACGACCGCGCCCACGTTCAACGGGATGTTCGCCACGGCGTCGGGCTGAATAGACGATAGGGGGTCGCTGCCGTGCATAAAATTTCCGGCAACGGCCTCGTCGTCCAATCGTGGGCGCAGACGCAGTGGGCGCCCACGCTCACTGCGCACGATCCCGACCCGCCGATCACGCTGGAAGATCCGCTCGGTGCCACAGGCACCGCGGCGATCACCCTCGCCACGGTCGTCTCGGCGGCTTCTGGCTCGCCGGTCGTCACGTCCTCGGGTGCGCCCACGCTGGCCACCGTCGTATCGGCTGGCGCAGGTTCGCCAAAGGTCACATCCTCGGGCTCGCCCACCCTCGACAGCGTCACCGTAGCGGGCGCAGGCGGGCCGCTGGCGGCCATCACGGGCACCGCGGCGGTCACCCTCGCCACGGTCGTCTCGGCGGCTTCTGGCTCGCCACGGGTCAATGGCAGCGGCGTCCCCACGCTGGCCACCGTGGTCAGCGCCGCCGCAGGGTCGCCGCGCATCGTCGGCACTGCCGCGCCCACGCTGGCCACGGTCACGAGCGCGGCCGCCGGCAGCCCGAGGATCGTCAGCACCGCGGCGATCACGCTGGCCACGGTCACGTCATCGGCGACGGGTAGCCCGCGCGTCACGTCCTCGGGTGCCGTCACCCTGGCATCCGTGGTGGTGGCGGCCGACGGCAACGTGGGCGCCGCAGCCCCCACGGGCACCGCCGCGATCGTCCTCGCCGACGTCGTCGCCGCAGCCGTCGGCACGCCGATCGTGGTCGGCAGCGTGGCCGCGACGCTGGGTGATGCCACGTCCTCGGCAGCGGGCACACCTGTCGTCAGCGGCACGCTGGTCCGCACCCTCGACACGGTCGCCATCGCCGCGGCGGGCGGGCAGAAGATCACGGGCGCCGCCGCGCCCACGCTGGCGTCGGTCACGGTCGCCGCCTCGGGTATCGTCGCCACCTACGCCAGCGGGGCGCCCACGTTGGCGGACGTCATCCCGCAGGGCATCGGCAGCGCGGTTGAGGCAGCGTCGGGCGCCGTCGTCCTCGACGACACGGTGGCGCTCGGCGCGGGTCAGACGATCTACCCGGTGGGCGCCGCCACCATCGCCCTCGCCGATGCACTGGCCGCAGCGACGGGCACCGTGCGCACGCTCGGCACGGCGTCGATTGTCCTTGGTGGCGTCGTCAGCGATGGCGCCGTCGAGGTAGTGCGCGAGCAGAAATACCGGCGCACCAAGTCTCTCTTGGTGACGGTCGCCAACCGCTACCGATAGGGCTGCACAGCGCATCCGGGCGTGCTATGCTGTGCGCATCCCGCTTCGGCGGCGTCTCCCTTGGCATCCACCAAGGCGCTTACGCAGACCGTTTCGGGGGCTCGCAAATGGAGCAGATCGCCGCCGCTGTGCTGTCCGCTGTCGCTGGCGCTGCCGCCGCGTGGGCGACGACGCAAAGCAGGATCAAGCGGCTGGAAGAAGTCTCTGCCGAATTGAAGGCCGACAAGGCAAGTAAGGAATCCCTCGACGCTGTGCGCACCGCTGTCGACCGCTTGCGGGAGGACCTCGACAAGCGGTTCGACCGTCTCGAGGACGCCATCCGGAACATCAAGGGGAAGCCATGATCGAGAAGATGATTGAGGACGTCGCCACGCCCAACGCGCTCGTTAACATCGTTGCCGTGCTGCTGGCACTGTTCGCGCGTGACATCGTCGTCGGCGCACTGCGAGCCATCGCAAAGCGCGTGAAAGAGGACCGCGACTCGTCCAACGATTGGATTGCGGACGCTGCCCTGGTGATCGTCGGCGCCGTCGAGAAGGTGCGCGTCCCGGGCCGCAAGTGAGCACCCCGCGCTACAAGCAAGCCGACCAGCGGTGGTCGCAGGCGACGTTGGGCTTTGGCCCGTCGACGATCGGCCGATCGGGCTGCCTGCTGGTCTGTCTCTGCGAGGCGGCCCGCGTGCTGCGCGGCGTGGAGATGCCGCCGCCGCTGCTCAACTCGGCAGGCATCGACCGCAAAGCGTTTTTGCACAGCATGGCGATCACCGCGCAACTCGGCGGCCTCGCTGGCCTCGTCGTCAGCGAGAAGATCACGGGCGATGCCTCGCAACTTCGCGGCGCGATCGGCGAGGCGTTCCGCGGGGGCGGCTTGACCATCGCGCACGTTGACCACACTGGCGACGTGTTCGGCGACCATTTCGTGCTGCTGCTGGGCGAGGGCCATGACGCCAGCGGCAACAAGCGAATCACCTACGCAGACCCGGCGACGGGGCGCGAGGCCGAGCTAGACGCGGTCAACCTGTGCGGCATCACCGTCTGGGGCACGCGCCCAAAGCAGTACCGCGTCATCAGCGTGCGCACGGTGACAGCCGCTACCTGACGACGGGGGCGACGTGACCAAGCCAAAGAAGAAGCACAAGACGCGCGAGGACGTCGAGCACATCCTAGTGTGCTCGGACGTCCACGTCCCCTACCATGACCCGTTCGCCTGGCGTGCGTTCCTCGCACGCCTCGACGACGTGCGGCCCGATCGGCTGGTCATCAATGGCGATTTCGCTGACTTCCTTTCCGTCTCGCTGCACGAGGACGGACAGCCAGCGCCCGAATTCGCTGCCGAGGTCGAGGCCGTGAAAAACGAACTCGCGCGGCTGCGGGCGTCGATGGGACAGCGCCCCATCCACTACGTCGAGGGCAACCACGAGCACCGATACGTCAGGTACGTCGCCAAAAGGGCGCCAGTGCTGCGCGGGCGCGAGACGTGGCAATCGGCCCTCGGCCTCGTCGACCTCGGCATCACGTCGACGTCATACGGCAAGGTCCACAAAATCGGACATCTTGGATTCACCCACGGGGTGTACGCGGGCGACGCCTACGCGAAGCAGCACCTCCTGCGGTACGGGATGTCCCTCGTTATCGGGCACTGCCACCGCGCACAGATCCACACGATGCCCGTCGCTGGCGCCGATGGCTCGCAGCACGTCCGCGGAGGCTTCGGGATTCCTTGCCTCGCCCCCGTCGACGAGGCGCCCTATCTGAAAGGCCCGACCGGATGGACGCAGGGGCATGGAGAATTCTGGGTCGAGCGCGAGTCTGGGCGTTTTACCGCCGACGTCGTCATCTACACCGGGCAACGCTTCTGGCGGGACGGCAAGTGCTACGACGGGAGGGCGTGATGGACCTGCTGGACCTGATCGTGATCATTGTCGAATGCGTCGCCATCGGATTCGGGATGGAGGTCGGCGCGTTCGTCGCAAAATCGCTTGCCGTTCGCCTGCTGAATTCGTCCGCGGTGGCGCATGATGCCGAGGACGAGGCCGAGGAAGAAGCCGAGGAAGAAGAAGAAAAGACCAAGCGACGACGACGAGGCAAGGCCAGCCGCGGGCAGGGGGGTCCGTCGACATCGGCCGCCGTGCGTGTTATTTAAGTGGCTATGCTGCGCGTCCTCCTTGGGTCGACCGAGACGATCACGACCTATCCGCGCCTCGCGGCCGATGGCGTGCTGACGTCGCACGTCGCTACGTCGGCGACGGCGCGACGTATCGGCACGGGGTCCAGCGACGCGGCAGACGCCTACGTCGCGGCGACCATCGACCCGCTGTCGGCGACGACGCAGGGCGCCCATCAAGAGGGCGACGATTCGATCACCATGCAGGCCGCGCAGACGTGGGTAGCAGGCCGGCGGTACCTGATCACGGACGCCACCGCCGGACGGGAGATCGTCGTCGTCGCGTCGAAGTCTGGCCTATCCACTGAGCTGTGGCTGGCCGAGCCTCTGGTCAGCGACGTCGGGAACAACAGCACCGTGCGCGGGATTGCCGTGTCAGTGGCGCTCACGGCGCAGCAGACGTCGCTGGCGGGTGCTGGCTATGTCCTTTTCCGCTCCACGATCGACGGCGTCACGCGAGAGTGGGAGGAGCCCTTCCGCGTCGTCCGGCGCATCACCTCGGTCGCGCTCACGCCCACGCATTTGACGCAGGCCTATCCCGTCGTGCGCAAGCTGGCGTCGGCGACCGATACGACGCTCGAAGAAGCGATCAACGCAGCTTGGCACCATCTCGTCACGCCTGCGCTCGCCGCGCGTGGCGTGCTCGACGAGGACATCATGACCGACGACGTGGTGGAGCCGATGCACGCCGCGGCGTGCGTGCTGCACCTCGCGCGGCAGTGGCCGCAGGCATCGTCCGAGTACGTTGCGCGTCTTGAACAGACCTACGAGCAGATCAAGGCGACGACGTGGGACCGGATCGATTTCCTGACGGCGTCGCAAAACGACGTCACGCCTGACGCGCCCATGCCTGGATCGCAGGGCCCGCGCTACGTCGGGATCACGCGATGAGCTGGGCCGCCGTGCGCCCTATCCTCGTCGGCATCGTCGCCGGTGTCGCGCCCATCGTGCGCAAGCAAGGGCTGCCGTCGAAATTCAAGCACGACGACAACGGCAGCGAGGGCGAGCCCATCGGCGACAGCCGGCGCTTCTGGCTGTCGGCGAAGTCGGGCAACGCGATCGGCCACGTCCAGCCGACGGCGACGCGCTACCGCACCTCCGTCGACGTCGTCGTCGAGTATGTGATGGACGCCGACAGCGCGACGATGGACACCGCAATCGTCGAGGACGCGGTGGAGATCATCCGGGCGCTCGCCACGTCGACGAATTGGGGTCGACCCGCATCAACGATCGTCGCTGTCTCGCCGGCCGGGGACAGCCTTGGGCCCTTCGTCGTCGAGGACGTCGACGGGGGCAAGCGGCTGCGCATCACCCTTGACGTGGAGTTCACGCGATGACCGACATCCTCCGACTGCAGACCCTGCGCTATGCGCTGCACGCTGACGCGATCACCTTTGCCGGCACGCCTGGCACGCTGGTCCCGCTTCAGCTTACCGACGACGGCGCGTCGTTCCTCCCGCGCAATCGGACGCCCATTGATCGCAACCTGCGGTCGCTGTCGGGCCGCCGATTCCCGCACGTCCGCGGTGCGCAGGACGTCGCTGACATCACGGTGGCGACCGAATTCAAGGGCGTGAATTCAAACACGGGCGCGGCTGTCACCGATTGGGAAGCGAAGATGGAGCAGGGCTACCTGCTCGCCTCGCTGTTCGGCGCGGTGGCGCCCGCGACGACGGGCGCGGCCCCGACCATCGCCGCTGCTGGTCACACGCCCGCGTCGGGGCTCCTGGCGTTCACCTCCGCCGCGAACGTGCAGAACGGCGCCGTAATTGGATTCGCCACCTCCTCGGGCTTTCAGGTTGGGCGCGTGGCTTCGGGCGGCGGCGCGTCGACGACGACTGTCACGCTGGACCACCCCTACAGCGGCACGCCGACGAATGCCGCGACGGTGTTCCGGTTCGCTGTCTATTCGGTCAGCGACAGCGTGACGCAGCACGTCCACGGGTTCTTCTCGGCCGAGGGCGACAACTGGCGCCGCGATTACTTCGGCTGTGCCCCCATGTCGATGGACCTTGCGATCCCCAACACGGGGATCCTCGGCATGTCGTCGGTGTTCTCGCCGACGTCCTTTGCCGACGTGGCCGAGGCGAACCCGGCCTACGCCGACCCGACGGCGGGCAGCCCGATCGTGTCCGACGGTGGGATCTTCCGCCTCGACGGAGCCGAATTCCTGCTGCGCAATTGCTCGATCACCTACAACTGCGCGACGGCTGTGCGCGAGACGGCGAGCCGCGCGAACGGCCGCCTGGGCGGTGTCTGCGGCACCGGCGACGGAAAATCGTTCATGGTCGAAGGCGAGCTCTACCTTGGCGCCTCGGCGGGCGCGACGGCGCTGGCCGAACTCGTCGACAGCAGCGGCACGCCGTCGATCAATCAGCTCCTCGGCGACAGCGACAGCGCGGGTGACGTGTCGACGGTGCGCGAAGTGGCGTTGCAGGTCGGCACCGAGGCCGGGGCTTGCGTGTATGCGCTGCTGCCCACCGCGGATTTTCGCGCGTCGGTACAGGCCGGCGGCGCGTTCCCCGTCGTGCGTTTTCAGGCGATGGGCACGGGGGCGTTGCCTGCGGTGCTGGCCGTCGGGTAGCGTCGGCGGATGCCAGCCATCCTCATCTATCCCGGACAGCAGGGCGACCCAGTCGCCCTGCTGTCCGTTTTGCGCGAGGCCCATGAGGCCGCGCGTGCCGCACGCCAGACCGAGATCGACGCACGCCGCAAGGCCCGCGTCCCCCTCGACGACGCGACCAACTGGCAGGAGGTCGCCGAGGCGGTGGCCCGTGCCAGCCTCGCCCACGGCGAACGTGACAGCGGCAAGGTCGCTGCGGCTGCGCGTGACCTGCTGGCGCACACCGACGGCAACGCGCTGGAGCCGCTGGGCGAGTACCAGCCCGACCCCGACCTCGACGGGATCGTGGTGACGATGCGGATCGTCGACGACGCCACCCGTCGCCTGTGGTCCGCGCAGACGCAAGCGGCGTGGATTGCGATCCGCAACAGCATCAAGTCGGACGACGTCGTGGCCCGCCGCGACGCCTACTCCCGTCTCGAGGCCGTGTATGAAACGGTCATCGTAGGCGTCGTGGCGAAGCTAGACGGGCTGGAGGGCATGAAGGCTACCGTGGCCGAGTCCATGCCCGCCCTGCGCCTCGCTGGGCTTCTGGTGCCGCTACACGTCGCCGCGCGACACTTCCTTGAGCTTCCCCCGGGAAAAGCACTGCGCTGTGGGCAGCAACCGCCGTCGACCTGAGCGAATTTGACTGCTCGCGCTGCCCTGGGGCGCGGCGGCAGGCGTTCGGGTGCCACGGTGGGGCGTCCATGTCCTTCTTCGCCGCCACCGAGCACGAGACGCGGACCTGTCCACGGCGCCATCTGCTCAATCACCCCGACGTGACGGGGCCGCTGTCCCTGTGGCGGGCCTGCGAAGGCAGGCCGGGGATCGAGGCCCTGCGCGTGCTGTCGACGCACGCTGTCGATGCTTTTGCCGTCATCGACCGCGGGCGAAGTGCTAAGATGGCCGACGACGCACGGCAGGCCGAGGCGGCGCGAAGCAGCGCCACGGCGGCCCCACCGCGGAGGCGATGATGGCGGGCCAGACGATCGAGACAGTCATCACCGTCGACGCGAACCAAGCAATCGCCGAGCTTGCCAAATTCGATCATGAGACAAAGGCGGCCGAAAAGGCCCTGCGCGACGCTGACGCTGCGACAAAGGCGTTTGAGAAGACGCAGCGCGAAGCCGTCGCCGCAGTCACTGCGATCGACACGCGGGTCGAGAAATATCAGCGCGACATCGTGGCGCTGGCGACTGCCATGGCTTCCGGCACGGGCAACACCAAGGCCTACGAAGCCGAAATGCGGCAACTAAACGCCGAGCTTGATCGGCTGAACGGCAAGACACGCACGCTGAAACCTTCCATCGCTTCGGTTGCGACCGAAATGCGGAAGGTAGAAAGCTCGGGCAATCAAGCTGCGCTGAAATTAATGACCCTGTCGCAAGCGGCAGACGATGCGCAGTATGGGCTTCGCGGCATGTTGAACAACATCCCGCAAGTCGTGCAGGCGTTCGGCGGCGGCATGGGCCTCGCTGGCGGCATCAGCATCGCCGCCACCGCGCTTTTTCAGGTCTATGACCGCTTCATCGACGTCGGCGATGCCGCCAAGACAGGGACGGAAACTGCCGGGTCATACGTCGACGATCTGCGCAAAGAGATTTCCGACCTGTCGAAAGAACTGACGGACTTACAAGGCACCGCGACGCGCGTTGCGATGGAGGAGCAGGGCAAGCGCATCGAGATCGCGGCCAAGGAAGCGCAGGCGATGATCGACGCCGTCGGCGGGCGGGCGCGCCTTGGCGTGCTGGAAGCAGCGACGAAGGGCGGGGCGCAGATGGAGAATCTGCAATCACGCGCTGAATACATGGCCCGGGACATCGTGTACCGGACGCGAAATCCATTCGTCTCGCCTGAGATGCTGAAGCAAGCGATCGACGCCCGCGAAAAGCTCGATCTTGAAATGGCCAAGATGGCTGCGATGGCCCGCATCGAGCAGGAGAAGGAAGATCAAAAGAGGATCGATCAAGCTGTCGACGCTGCGAACGCCATCACCGAGGCCGAGGCCAAGGGAAGCAAGCAGCGGATCGACAACGCCAAGAAGGAGGCGGACGCCAAGTTTGCCATCTTCGTCTCCAGCATGGAGGAGGAGGAGCGGCAGCTAAAGGAAGTAGCCAAGATGCGCCGCGAGGCGGCCGCGGAGCGAGAGAAGCTGGAATTGGAGCGCATGTCCCTGTCCCTGTCCGGCGGTTTCGTCAACAACGAAATCCGCGGCGCTGGCGCAGGCACGCAGGGTGCGGCCGCGACTACCGAGATGCAAGCGATGGCCGTCGAGGCGGCCAAGAATGCCGCTATGGCCGAGGATTGGTCGTTGGCGTGGATCAAGGCTGGCCGCGATGTCGCCGATTCGTTCGGCGACCTGCAATCGGTGGCGACCGGCACGCTGTCCACGCTGACGGCAGGGACGCAGCAATACCTCGACGACGTGATCACCGGACAGGAAAACGCTGAGGCGGCGCTTGCGACGATGCTTATGCGCACCGCTGGGCAAGCCTTGATCGGCAGCGGCATCGACCTCGGCGGCCGCGCTGTGGTGTCTGCTTTCACTGGTCTGCAACCACTGGCAGCGGCGCAGGGCGCAGCAGCGGCGGGCCTGATTGCGTCTGGTGTCGCGCTGGGCGGCACGGCGACGGGCATCGAGCACATGGCGGCCGGCGGCCAGATCGGCAGGCCGCTGCCAGACAAGTCCGCCACCGACCGAGGCGCGTCCCCACGCTCGTCCCGCGGCGGCGGAGACGGTGGGCCCCTCGTGATTAATATCAGCTATGGTGTCGGCGGGCCGCTGCCCGAGGACACCGCACGCGAAATCGCCCGCGTCCAGCGCACGGGTAATCGGAGGTCCGGAGCATGACCTATCCTGTCCTCCTGCCCGCGATCGTCCTGACGAGCGCGAACAATTCGATCCGATTCAGCGAAGGTGTCACGACGGCGACAGCGGTCATCCCGGCCGGGACCTACTACTTGCGCGGCAACTACACGAGCAACCTTATTTGGCCATCGGAGGATTTTTCCGTATGGACGACGGCTGCCACGGTGGGCGCGGTGCCTGGATACGGCGTCGCGCCAAATGGCGCGTCGTCGTTCATGATCTACAAGATCACTGCCGCGACGTCGCAATTCATCACGCGGGCAATTACGTCGATTTCCGCCACGTCCACAGTGTCGGCGTTCGTCCGCAAGGCGACAGCGAACCTCACCGACCTCAATTTGTACGACGTGACGGCCAACGTCGATCGGCATCTCGTGCGAATCGCGTGGTCGTCCACCGGTGTCCCGACGCTGTCGACGGTGTCGGGGAGCGGGACGCTGTTCCCGCCGCAGATTTGCGGGAACGGCTGGTGGCGGATCGCGTTTAGCGTGACGGGCATTGTGACGGGCAACAGCAATTCGCTGTTCCTTTACCCCGCCAGCACCGGACCAGCCGAGGGCAGCGTCGAGGCGTGGGGCGTGCAGGTCGAAACCGGCGCAGCCGCGCGCGACTACGTCAGGACGACGACGGCGTCCGCCGTCGGCCCATCCGATGACTTTTGCCTTGCGCTAAAACAGGCCATGGAGTCGGCCACGGCGTCGACGAACATCTATGACATCGACGTCACGCGCAGCATTTCCCCCTCTGCGCCGCACACGATACTGACCATCACCCGAAACGCAGGATTCGGATCGGATGCTTTCGGGATTCAGTGGCCCAACGCACTGACGACGTTTGACGAACGTCTTATCGGATTCAGCGCAAACAGCAGCAGCGACTTCCCGCCCGGCGGCGCGCTCAAGACGTCGACGCAGGCGTGTGCGGCATCGTGGGTTAGCAACGACATCCCGCGCGAAATCGAGCCCGTCAGCGAGCGCGTCGTTTCCGTCCCCCGCGCAGCCTCGGGGCGCGTGCAAGGCGTGTCGCGCTCGGCGCGGATGCAGTCGTGGCGCATGGGCCTCGCCTTCGTCGACGAGCGGCGGATGCTGGTTGAGCGTGGCCTCACTGGCCCATGGGACACGTTAGAGGGGTTCCTTGAGCGATTCGGTGCTGGCGCCGCGTTTGATTTGCACCTTGCCGACATCGCCAGCGGCACCACGCTGGCGCCCCTGTCGCTCGCCACGCGCGTCGACGCCATGCACTTCGCCGAGGACACCCTGTCGGGCTTCGCGCCAACGCGCCTCGGCCCTGGTGTGCCGCTCTACTCGCTGGATATGCGCTTGCACGCTAAGGTGTGATTCGTGACGTTCTACTCGACGATCGCCAGCCCTGACCGCCACGTCGATCTTGTCCTCGCCCTGCGTGTCGAGGGCATCCCCGTGGCGTTCGTGGAGCGCACCGTCCCGTCCGCCGTGGCGACGGCCCTGACGGGCTACACGCAATTCGCGGGGCTCACCCGCGTCGACGAGGGGGAAGCGGTCCTCGACATGCAGGAGCGACGGGAAATGGCCGCCACGCTGGCGGTCGAGCTGCTCGACGACAGCACCCGCACGCTGGCCGCGCTTTTCGCGGTCAACCGACGTGCAGTCGCGTATGCCCGCACCGACAGGACCACGGCAGACACCACGATCACCTTCGATCCGACCGGGGTCGCCGCGTTGTCAACGGGGCAGGTCATCTACTCTGACCGAGAAACGATCACGCTCGGCACCGTGACGTCATCGCCAGCACAGGCGACGGGATGCACGCGCGGAGCATTCGGGTCAACAGCCGTCGCCATATATGGCGACACGGCGGGGTCCGCCGCCGACGGTGAGCCGTTTTACGTCGTGCCGCCCAATTGGACGGGACGCAGGGCGTACCTGTACGGGTACACGCTAGACGCTGCCGGTGGCGGGTTTGAGCAACTTCTAGGAACATGGATTATCGACGAGCCGCCGCGGCACAAGGGCGACGACACCTGGTCGCTGACGATGGCCAGCGTCGCGCAAGAATACTACGAGCGCACGGTGGGCTTCGGCTTGCGCACGGAGACGGTCAAGCCGACGTCGGGCTATCCGCTTTTCGGCACGTCGGGCGGGCGCGGCACGATTGAATTCCAACTGCACAGCGGCGGCGCGTCTGCTTTCCGGATGGGATCTAGTTATCCCACCTACGTCGTCGCGTCGTCGGAAGACGGCGAAAGGGCGTGCATCTTCGAATTGTCGTCGGTCAACACCGCCACCGATCGGATTGTCGTCTTTGGGTCCATTTCGGAATCGTTCTTCGGGACCCGTCTTTTCCCGTTCATCGCAAACTTTCGCCCCCTCGCCATTTTGCCAAGCCGGCGGGCGCCGCTTTACGCGCTGCGGTCAAGCGAGGGGCAGGCTGGCGGGTATGACGCGCTGCCCGGCCGGGCGGCGGTATCGCTGTCTAACCCTGGTTGGCGCCTCGGTGCCGGGTTCTCGGCGGCGGACGTGGACGTCACATCATGGGAGGCCATCGAGACGCCGGACCTGACGCTGATCATTGACGACCAGATGTCCGTCGCGGACCTGCTGCGGGAGTGGTGCCTGTTGTCCGACACGGCGACCCGTGTCGACTCGCAGGGCCGGTTGTCAGTGTTTTCGGTGTCGACCCCGCGCTTCACGTCGACGGTCACGCTGGACGCATCCAGCATCGTGCCAGACAGCCGCGTCGAGGTCTTTGCCGACGAGGGAAGCCTTTTCCCGCTGGCCGACGTGCGGGCCGGGTACTCGCCACTGACGCGCGAATTCGCAGTGCAGGCATCGCTGGTCGACACGGTTGCTATTCGCCGATACGCGAGATCCCCGCAAACGCTCGACCTTGAGCTCCGTTCCATCGGCGTATCGGACGCACCTGCGACGAACTTGGATGCCCCGCCATTCGCTCACCCGTCGACGGTCCCGCTTGCCATGCTGCCGACCTTGCTGGCCAACGTGCAGCGTGGCGACGGTGGGCTTGCCCGGCGCCTGATTCGCCTGTCGCTGACGCTGCGTCACCTCGATTTGCGAATCGGAGACGCCGTCACTCTGACCGGTATGCCCGAGGCGTTTTCCACCATGCCCGACATGCAAGGCGGCACGCTGGAAGGCGCACGGGCTCGCGTCGTCGCGCGGCGTCCCCGCTACGACGATGGCCGGGTCGACGTGCAACTGGTCATCCTTGACCCGCTGGTGGTCGTCTGCCCCGCGTGCGTCATCGACAGCATCGCGGGAACGACGCTGACGCTGTCGACGACAGACCCAGCGAGCACGTCGACGCCTGCAAACGACTTCATCGTCGGCGTTGGCGTGCGCATCTTCGATCGCAGCGCCAACACGTCGCACACAACCAGTGTGTCAAGCATCCCTGCGACGAACCAACTTGTGATCGGATCGGCGCCCGGCTTCACGATCGAGAACGGGGTCGACTATGTCGTGCTGTCGCCGTACCACGGCAGCACGTCGACCGGCGCCGCGTCGTCGACGGGCTACACGCTGTCGGAGATGGCGATCACAGTGCCGAACATCACAGGCAGCCTTGTCGCGCCAGCCAGCGGCGTGATCAACAACCAACCACGGTGGCGATAACATGCCCCTCGGATCACGGACACGCGAAGTCGCCAAGGACGCGATCATCACCGAGCGATGGCAAGACAACTTGCGGCAGGACGTCATCGAGGTGCAGGACCGACTGACCAACGTAAACGGCCTATACACGTCGACGACGATCAACCACACCGGCGGCGGGCGTGGATGCCCGCTCCACCTGCCGCTGACGTCGCAGCGCATCGGCCGATCTATTGAGCTAACGTCGACGGACACCGCGGACACGTTTTACATCCTCGCCTTGCCGATCTTTATCCCGGCCGGCAGCCAGCAACAGCACATCCTCGAGGTCGACTGCCTGCGACGTGGCGACGCTGTCAGCGATGCGGTGTTTGTCGAGGTCCGCAACACATCGTGGACGCTGACCGCGGGCCCTACGCCGATGGTCACCGCGACGGACACGGGCACTGTCTCTGGCGTGCAGCGGCTTTCGCTGACGCTCGGGACGGGCTGGCAATATCTCCTCGTCTATCGCCGGCTGCTGCCAGGTGCGCAGACCCTCGACACGCTGGTGGGCTGGCGCCTGTATCCCGATTACGCCTTCGCAGGCGAGTCCAATGGGCTGCTTCCCGTGACAACGACGGCCGGCGGATCGCCATATCCTGCACTGACGACACTGACGCCGACGACAGTGGCGCAAAACCAGATCGGCAGCGGCGAGACACAAGAAGGCGTGGGGTCGTTCGCCCGGCCGCTGAATGCGTTTGTTTTGACGCGGATCAACCGCATGATCGGCACGCTGTGGGAATTTATGACCGGCGCCCCGGTGCCGGGAAACAGTGCGCTAACGACGACGACGACGCGCGATCTGAATCAAGCAAATTTCACCACCGAGCCGTCGATCGACTTCCCGATCGCGTGCGTCGCCCTCGGGTCCTACCCGACGACGGGGACGGCAAAAGGCGGCTGGCTTGGCACTTATGGTGCGTCCCCGACGCAGGGGCCGACGCAGTGGGTGCGCTACCCGCTGACGCAGAACACAGCCACAACGATCAACCTGACGTATCTGCGTCAGTGGATGCCGCCCTTCGCCACAGGCGCGTCAAGCAAACTGCGATGCGAGATCCTGTGCGCCAAGTATCAGGCGGCGGACACGCTCACCAATTGGCGCTTTACCGTGAACGAAGCGACGGCGGGCAATTCGTCGACGGTGGCGCTGACGCAGATCGGGGCCACGGACTACTTCGTCGCCAGCATCACCGACGTACGCTTCACTGCGGGCGCAGAAAACTACTTCACGCTCCTGTTGACGTCGACGACGACAGCGGCCCCACTGACGCAAGAGCTGATCGTCCTTGGCTTCACGCTCGCCTTTGATCCTTGAGGTCACGATGCCGCCACTGCAAAAGATCGTGTCGTCCGAATGGCTGACGCAGGCGCAGGTCAAAGGGACAGCGCCGGCCAAGGCGCAGATCGCGGCGTCGCTGGCTGGGCGCGTGCGCTACCTGTACGAGCTCGCCACGGGCGAGCCCTTCTTCGTCGACGGTCCTGCCACGCCGCTAAACCCGCAAGGACTCATGGGCATCGACCACAGCGGGCCACCGTGGGGCAACGCCTTCCCGCATCCTATCTGGACCGCCGACGGCCACCTCGGCGGCAGCGCGGACATCTATGGCGAGTCGGTGGTGGTCTCTGTCCCGTCCTCGTCGACAGTGACCATCATCGCCCGCTTCGTTGTGCGTCCGTTCCAACTGTCCCCACTGGTCCCCTACTCCCGCGCCCGCTTGGCGGCCGTCGGTCGCACGGCGGGGGGCGCCGCTGTCACCACGTCGGCGACCTTCCGCGTGTACGACGGCGTCGGTACGGATTCACCATCGCGCACCACAACGATGACGTCGACGGCGGGGGCAATCGCTGGGCTGGCGGGCAACGTGTACGCCAACATCGAATGGATCAAGCGGCGCGACCCCGAGCCCACGGAGGCGCGGTGGGTGACGCTGGAGCGCCGCATTGAGATCACCGAGACGAGCGGCGCGGGCAGCATCGACATCATAGCGATATCGCTCAACCAGACGGTCCGTCGCGGTCACTGACGGCGTCCGACACAATGCGCAGCAACCTGCGCAGGCGTGCGACCTCACGTCGCAGCGCCGCGGCTTGCGCCTTCTCGTCGTCCAGCATCCCGACGAGGGTGGCGACCCGTTGGCGTGCTTGGGTCAGATGGTACCGCGCCTGGGCGGCGGTCATCGTGCGCACGTCAGCGGTCGCCGTCCGTTCCGTGGTGCTACTCACCGCGATTGTCCCACCACTCGTCCATTTGCCGCTGCCTCCGTCGTTCGCTGGCCGTGTCCTGCGCGTACACACCGAGCACACCGAGGGCGAACGCCACGACGATGATCGACAGGATAATCAGGATCTCGCTAACCATAAGACGCCTCCACAACAATCACGCGGTCGTCGCCGACGCCGTGCCGCGCACGGTCACGCGCGGTTGCGATCCTTGCGTACCCCTCGCGGATCAACTCGTCGACGGTGACGGCGTTTTGCTTAGTTTTCGCCAACCATCCGACGGTGCGCAGGTGCTCCAGCGCCTTCGCTACAGCGTGGCGGCGCTTGGATGCCTTTCCTTTTGCGGCACACATCATATCACGACGACACGCGGCGCAGTGCGCGATGCAGTCGCTTGCTGGGGATAGCTTGCATCGTTCACAGAGTCGATGCGTGACGACGACCTTGGGCAACAGCTCGTCCTCGTAGCACTTCACCTGCGCGGGCCTGTGTTGCTTCGGGCGTTCGTCGTCGACGATCACGCCACAGGAAAAAAGGAAATCAGCCATTGCGCACGCTCCACAGGTCGAGGTCGTCGGTGCCATCCCATCCATCGATCGGCCACGCAGGAGGCGGCACGCCAGAGGCGCGGAACACCTCGACGGCAGCGAGGACGCGCCATCGTTGCATGGGGACGATATTGCGCTCCCACCGCATCAGCGTCGTCGGCCGCACCGACAGCGCAAGGGACAGGTCACGCTGCGACCACTGCGCCACTTTGCGAGCGAAGACAAGGGCCTCGCCACCGCCGCGCATCACCGGATCGCGGCGCTTGACGAAGTTTCGTTGTCGTAGCTTTTCCCTGTTCTCGAGGTCGCGGAGGCGCCTCCGCATGTCGTCGATCTGCTGCTGTAGCGTGTCCACGTCGTCACTCCGCAAACATGGTGGGGGTGTAGCCGTTCGCCAACCGCTTGGTTGCGATGTCGTAGTGCTCGCGCTTCTGCTCGCTGCCCACGCATCGTCGGCCTTCGATCATCGCCGCAAGCGCCGTCGTGCCTGACCCGATGAAGGGGTCGCAGACGAGGTCACCGGGGCGACTGTAATCGCGCACGATGGAGCGCATCAGGTCGAGGGGCTTGGCGCCTGCGATGCCGACGCCCTTTTCTGTCGGTGCTTCGTACGCGCCTGGGAGGCACCCCCACGTCGAGAATTCGCGCGTCCGCGGCCTGCTGACCATCGCATACACCGCCCACGACGACGGGCCATCCCCGACAAGGCGCGGGCGCTTCTGGATGATTGGCACAGGCGCGAACGTGGCGCGTCCTGCGTTTCGGAATGCTTGTTCGTACGCGCCAATCAGATCGTGCGACGTCATGGCAAGCATCCACCCGCGACACCGTGGCGCCCACGATTCGACAAATGCGATGACCTCGCTGGGCGTCATCGCGTCGTAGGCGATGGCGGTCCGCTCGGCGCCGTCGGGCAATTCGCTGCCTGCGATGTGGGCGTTGGTCGCCTCGTGCGTCCGGGCCCCGTAGGGTGGGTCGGTGATCACCGCATCGACACGATCGATCTGCGCCAGCGCGTCCTGCCAGCGTCCGAGATACAATTGTGCTGTCATACTCTCCCTCGTCGACGTGGGCGTCAGGTGCCGCCCATCTCCTTATAGATTTTCTGCACCAAGCCCCAATCGCGGTCGGTGAACGCGCTTTCGGGCTTGCCCTTGCTGTCGCTCACGGCCCGCTTTGCGCGGGCCCACTTCGCCTCGTCACG